TCTGCGCTCATACTTGCTACTGTATATACTCCTGTGCCTGAATTTATAGATACATCTACTCCAGTTTCACTTTGTACAGCATAAGTACAGTTAGCAGTCTTATCTGTAGTGCCAACTAATACTTTAAATGTTCCGCCAGCTCCTGTAAAACTTGCTCCTGTTCCATTAGAAGCTGTAGAAACAACATGTGCAGAGTTTGTTAAAAATGCTGTTGTAGAGTCTGAACCTGATTTGAGTCCAAAAATTGTAACAGAATCAGTTGCTTTTATAGTACCGCTTGTAGACCCGTCTCTTACTTTTACTTTAACTTCTACAGTTTCGCCATCTTGAGGCTCACTTGAATCTGGTAAAGTAAAGGTCGAAGTAGTAGTAATACTTCCTGAAGTTGACCCATCAACTAAAAATTCATAGTAGGGTGTTCCAGAAAAAGCAGAGCTACTCGTACCTGTATTTCCCTGTAAGTCAGTAGTAAAAGTAATAGTTGTTTCAGGATCTTCTGCGTCTGGGTCATTTGCTCCATACGTTATAACATGAGTACTTGGCTCTATTTTAACTGAAGCCGCTGATACTCCTATGCTTCCTGAAGAACCATCTTTAGTTATTGATAAAGGAATGAGATCCGTAAATACTTCTCCGCTTACATCTGTTGTTGTTACTTTTACAAATTTATTAGTTGTAGAACTACTTGCAGATGAAGCATCTACTGTTGCTACATATGGACTACTTGTGTCTGTAACTGTTGTACTTCCATTTGTAAACTGTACATCTGATTGAGTGCCTTGATTAGTATCTACGAGAGTAAATATGACTCCTGCTGCAGTCGGTGTAATGTTTCTTAGTGTTGCAGTTAGTTGTACGTCTTGTGCTGTTCCAGAGGGAGTCAATGCTCCACTATCATTAAATTTAACTTGTATGCTTGATACATCAACATCTAATTGAGGTGATAGAATTTTTGCTTCACCATTTACACCGCCTGTTGCACTAGTAGGATGATAAGCACTTAGTAATTGTTTTACAGAGTTATCCGCAGTAGAAGTGCTTCTTCTAACGTGTCGAATCCAGAAGTATTTACTACCTGCTGCTGCAATAGCGTATCTAAAAGAAACAGTATCATCGAGTGTAGCTACCTTGGCTGCATTTGCTCTATTGTTGTCGTCACTTACCCATATTTGAGTACTGTCAGTAGGCTCATTAAAAGTACTACCGTTTGTCCAAGATAGTATTACTACTCCAGGCTTATCTGAAGTTGCAGAGAGATTTGTAGGTGCAGTAGGTGCTGCTAATGGAGCTGTTTGAGTAGAGGCTTCTTGCCTAACTCTAGAGGCTCTTTGTTTTGAAATAACATAAATGCTACTATCGTATTCTCTTGCTTTTATATTTACTGTACAATTAGGATTAAATGTAGCATTTTCTATTCTAAATAATTTTTTATCAAATCTAAACGGGTCGTATGTGACCGATATGACTTGTCCTGCTTTAAGTAATAATCCTTTTTGTCCTATAGTAAAAGATATTTCTTTACTGAATCTAGATTGTATTAGTTCTTTCTCTACTCCAATTCTTGCATTATAGTAATTTGTTACTCCGCTATATGCAAAAGTACCTGTTTTTATAGTGCCTCTATCAGCTTGTACAAAGTCAGAATTAAAGAAAGATACACTTCTACTACTCCAATTATTTTGAGGGTCAAATATACTTGCTTTAACTGTATTCTTTGATTTCTGAGCAGAGTTATCATTAAGAGTAATAGCACCAATAATATCTGTATTATCTATATATTCTGGGTTAACATTCTCGTCATAGGTTTTTGAATTAAAAGCATTAGATATTTGAGGCACAGAAGCTTCTGTCTCAACATCTAAATTGTATTTTCCATTAGCATAACTTAATAACCCATTGAAATGTGATAAGAAAGCATTTACATTTGCAAACACAGATTTAGTAGTATCAATTATAAAATTAGTTTGATGTCTTGTTACCCACATTTGGTCGTGGTATTCCCATCCTAAATATCTCCAATATTTGATAAAGTCAGCATCATATAAAGAGTACCCTAATTCTAGTTCTCCATCCATTACTATAGTAGCAGGTCCGGAACCTGATTCTTTATGTAAAGTTATGGTAGTTCCTATATATGTAAGTCCTGCGAGAGTTTGGTCTAATGTAGTGTGAGCTGGTTTAGCTGTTTTATATCCAGAAGCAGCTACTCTATAAAAGTTTCCCTCTGTAGTATATACTATGTCTCCAATTTTATAATTTATATAGTTAAAGTATTTTCTAAGGAATTTTCCAGAAACATCTGTAAGAGTAACTTTTGTTTTACTGTTTACTAACGAGGATGATAGAACTTTTCCAGAAGCTATATGCGTACCGCTTGATGTCCCATCAGAAGTAAGCCTATATACATCTCCAGTAGTTACAGTAGCATTAGTTGTTAATGTAAAATCTACATCTGACCTTGTATCACAAAGTCTTGCGGAAGATATAAAACTTCCAAGACTTACATCAGTGGTTATATCTAAATCTTTTCCATATTTTTTACTGGACATATAATCTAATAACTGCATTGCTGGATTATTAGAAGCTCTTTTATCTCCTTTAGTACTTGTAATAGTATATGTTAGTCCATCATCGAAAGCACTTTCTGTTAGTGTAAAGAAAGCAGAATTAATTGTTATAGTATCAGTAGTTGTATTAAAAGAGGTTATTATTCTTTCTTCCCCTGTCTCATTTAAAGTTATAGTCTCTCCTACTAAATCAGCAGAGTTAGAAAGTCCTGCAACTGTAGAATCTGTAAGTGTGAAAGGCTCAGCTTTAAACAGTTCTAAACTTGTTAAATTAGAACCAAGCGTGGCTATGTTAGCATATCCTGTTAGGCCTGTAAAAGTAACTGTGTTCCCACTCCACGTTCCTGTAAGTATGCTTCTTTTTAATCCTTCTAAGTGAGTTGCATTATTTAAAAATACTTGATATATTTTATTAGAGTTATATTCAACATATCCTGCTTGCAAAGCTGTAGCGTCTGAACTTGAGAAAGTCATTTGCAAAGTACCAGAACTGTCTGTTACACTAGTAGGATTATATTTTTGTAAGTTTAGGGCTTTATTATTTATAATTTTTACATTATAAGTTCTCATGTGCCAATAATCTGAAGTGCCTGTTTTCTTTAGTCGCAAAAAATGATAGGAAGGAGCTCCATCACTGTACCCTAAATCTGGTTTAGAATCTAGTCTAAATCTGTAATATTGCTCTCCATCTGTTCCTGTCCATAAGTATTTATCTAAAATCTTGAAAGATGTAGAAGAGCTTCCCAGTACAGTAGCACTACTGTAGCTTGAGCCGTCTGTACTTCTTTCTACTGTTACAGTATCTCCTTCTAAAAAGTTTGTATGGTCATTTGTAGTTAAGAAAGGATTCGGTTCGTAAGTATTATCATAATTGTAGCACTCTACTAACTTCCCTTTTAGTACATATTCTAATTCAGGTACAGTCGTTTGATCTTCATTTATTGTCATAGCAGTTACTACATAAGCAGTATCTAACAACCTATGGTTAGGAGACCAGTAGGGTAAAGTGCCTTCATAATAGTCTGCTTGTCTTTTAAAGCCAGTTGCAGCCGCTTTTGTAGTTAATAAATTAGAAGCTCTTTGGTTTGGTTTTCCAGAAAAGAAATGAAATTCCATATTATAAGGGTGGTTTATACTACCTATTTGTTCATGATACATTCCTTTTGCATTAGTATTACCCTCAACTTCATCTGCTCCTAATGTAAGTGTTTTGTATGCTTCTTCTAAAGACCATAGTTCTCCTTTTAATTCTAGTAATCTCTCGTCTTCAGGGTCACCATTTGTCTCCTGCTCCATTACTCTAATTTTTCTTTCGAGTTCAGATATGGCTGCTCTTACTTGTGTTAAAGTGTTATTATTTTGACTTGCAGAACCCCCTAAAGTGTCTCCTCTATCTGCTCTACCATAACATTGTAATTGTGAATTATCTTTGTCTGTTCCATTTGTTGCATTTCTTATATCAAAGTCTGCTTTATCAGTACAAATTAAAGGAACACCATCTATGTATAAATTATAAAGTCCTTGTACCTCTCCTTCTGCTATTGCATAAGTTACATAGACTTCTTTTGAATTATTACTTGCTGTATCAGCAAATATAGGTATACCTTGTATTCTTTGTACTCCATATACTATAGGTAAATGTTTTCCTTGTAAGTTTACGCTTAGGTCTACTTCATTATCTACTTGATATTTTTCTTCTACTGTGTAATATTTCTTGCCTCCAAATAATCCTGCAACTCCTCCTCTTTTCTTTGATTTCATTACAAAACGAGACTCTGTTGTTTGATAGATAGCTATCTGATTAAGTGTTGTCTCTGCGTGCATAAAACCTAAGTCAGACGCATATTCAGGTCTTATTGCCATATTTGGCTGTGGCTGAGATTTAGCATTTAAAGCTCTATGAATCTCATCAGTCGTAATTCTTCCATTAATTTGATTAAAGTCTGCCCAGTGACTAGAAAGACCCCATTTAACTCTTGAAGCTGTTTCCCCTTCGCTTAAATTACAAGTGGCAATTATACCTCTAAATATAAGAATACTTGAGTTTCCTGCTAAATCGCCTGTGTCTGGGTCAATAAATACTTTATGTACAAATACTTCTCTATTTAAAAAAGAGGGATTGGATAAATCTGAAACTATCTTTTCATTAGTAATTGCGCTCAGTTCTTCAGATTCTAAAGAAAGAGTAACTTGAGTATTAGCATCAGTCGGATATGTAGTAGTGTCGTCAGTGTCATTGCCTGTAGTAGCTAATGTTATAACAGAGTTATCTGTTGTAAATCCAGTAATAATATAAGTAAGTGTAGATACACTAGTGCTAAAATTACCTGAACTTTTTGTAAACTTTATTTTGTCGCCTTCTCTAAAACCAAGTTCTACAAAGTCTAGAGGTTCGCCTTTATAAAGTTCTGTAGTTGCTGTAAAAGTAGCATTTGTGAAAGTACCTTGTAGTACGATAGAAGTTCCTAAGTGCTCTCCCGATAAAGTTAGAGCCATGTTTGTAGCACGAGGAGTAGTAGTTTCTGAATAACCGCCTAGACTTAATATTCTATTTGCTCTATAAACTTGGGAGCCATTTGAGTTTCCATCTTGGTCAACTGAACCATCATCAAAAGAGATGTCACGAGGTCCATCAGTATAGTAGGCATACCTATTTGCATTTGTTCTAAATTGTGAAGTCTCAGAATCCTCCGCAAAAGGTCTCTCAAATTTTACTAAGTGTGCGTACTCAAAAGGTGAGTTACTAACTAGAATTTCTTCTATTGCGGTGTTTATTACTTTCTTTGTCATCTTACGGCTGAGCCTCCTCTAAATTAAGACTGAATGTATATAAGTTATTTGTGCCTAAAGAGTACTCCTGTACATCAGAAGTTTGTACTACTCTTATCAAAGGATTAGTGTATGTTAAGGTTGAGTTGTCTCCAACATCTTTTTCTACTGGAGGAACAACGTAGAGTCTTCTTTCATCGCTAGAATCTAAAGCTGAATCACTGGACAGTTTATTAGTATTAGTATGAACTCTTACAATTTTATATGCTTTCTTATGATTTGAATTTCCCGAATCTGAGAAATTTATCATGTCACCTGGACGCAATCCTCCAGTGACACTGTCCATGCCATCTATTAAAAAATTGCTATCCCCTGATGTTATACTACCCGAAACTGAGATTGTTCCACTCGTTGCCGTTCTTGCTGACGCGTGTTGTGGTAGTGCAACAAAGAAAGGTTTTAAACGACCTCTTTTTTCAAGTAAAAAATTATACACAGGTTCAAATTGGTCACGAGTCATAGGATTATAAGTTATTTGTACTTTCCACTTATGAGCTACGATTGCTCTCGTTATAACTCTTCCGCTATTTGTTCTGCTTATTGCAGTTGGCTGTTCGCTTGAAAACTTAACGCTTTTAAAACCTGGGCCTGCTACTGCACTATTAGAGGTTGATCCGTCTTCTCCAATGCTGTAAGTAGGGTCTGGTAATCTATTTGCAAATGTTGTAAATGTTGCCATTAGCTGTTACTCCCGTAAGCCATAGGGTCTACTTGTGTTAAAAAGTCTTCTCCGTTCTCGTTGGCTGCTTCTCTTATCATTCTAATAATATTTCCTCGTTGATTTACTAATAAGTCTTCTACACCCGTTGCATCTACTGCGTTGATTGAGAAGTTAACATTAGTAGTTCCTCCGCCTAGTGCGAAGTTTGGTGTGATGTCTACAGGTTCTGTTGGAGTAATAATCTCTGGTCCTCTTTCTCCAACTACGATTCCTTCTCCACCGTTTGCGTAGCCTTTTCTACCCATGGCTCCACCTGCTCCCCCTAAGTTAGTGCCACTTGTGTTTCCACCTCTTAGGTAGTTAAGTTCTCCACCCGTTGCATTCTGTGCTACGTCTACGTTACTTGATCTATCCCCAATACTTAAAGCAGTAGTTGGAGTCTTTACCTCTTGGCCGCCTCCACCGTTATATTTAAGTTTTGAAATTATACCAATTTGTGCTAGTCCCATTGCACCTATCATAACAGCTAAAGCTGTTTCCATTCCTGGAGGCACCTTACCTGCTAAACTCAGTGCTCCAGCAACACCTGCAGCAGTGGAAGCTACCGCATTTGCCAACATTAATTTTTTATTTGTTTCAAACTCTTTTCTTTTTAGTTGCTCTTTTTTTGCTTCTAACTGTTTAATTTTTTGTAAAGACTTTTCAGATTGCCCGTCTCTTGCTTTCTCAGCTTTTATCATGTCGTCTACATGAGATACTCTTTGTTGCATATAACTAGAATAAACGGCTTGAGTTTGCATTATTGCACCTGATACAGCAGCAAATCCTGCGGCTAATCTTTCTGTTTTAGTAGCTTCGCTATTTTCTCCAAAAATTTGACCTAAGTTTTGAAAAATATCCAACATTCCAGCTGAAGCAGTTCCTAAAGCCGCTGCAAAAGCCCCATCTTCTCCGAAAGCTTCTTTTATTGTATTAGCAAAGTTTATCATATGTTGTTCTACCATATTTATTCCAGCTGCGACTCTTTCGGTTTCTGATAAGACAAAATCTCCTATTTTTTTACCTTCAGGTATTTCATCTCCTTTTTTATATTTTGCTCCCATTAATGCTCCTCCTGCCATAGTGTTAAGAATTGGAGCCATTGCATTTTTTCCTACGTCAGAGCCAGGATTTAATTTGTCTATTAAATCTAATAATTTTGTTCTCATTGTATCTACTTGATTATTAAATTTAATACCTATTGCATTAAGTGCCTGTTCTTGTGCATCTGATAACTTTATTAAATCATCAGCAAAATTTGTAGATATTTCTGTTACTGTTGAGCCTGTGTCTTCGCTTATAGATTTTAGTTGACTGTCTACAGCATTCATAGCTTTGCCAATAGCTAGTGCAGTGATATTGAATTGGTCTTGGGTAAATTGACCACTCTGAAACATTAAATTACTTTTGGCAAGCTCTCCTTCTAAAGCTATTCTTGAGGCTTCAAGTGTAGTTTTTAATAAATCTTTATTTGATTTTTTCTTTGCATTAATAATTGCATTTTCACTAGTTTCGATTGCTTCCATTGTGCTAAGTTCGGCTTTCATAATAGCAAATTTATTAGTTACTATATCTTTTTCTATTTTTTCTTTATCTCTTAAAGTAGAACTCTCTAAGGATATTTGTTTGAGTAAAACTTCTGCTTGTCTAACAGGGCTTAGAGATGTTGAACCTGTTTCACTAAATTGTGCTATTTTTGCCTGTAGTTCCACTTGTTTCATTTTTTCTTTATTGAGACTCTCTTCATAGCCTAAAAGATTTTTCTGAACTTCTGCTTTTTGTAATAGTAATCTAAATTCTTCTGTTGCAGTAACAAACTTCTGTTTTAATTCAAGGTTTTCTAGCTCTTGCATAGCATTTAAAGCTGCTTGTACTGCTGCTATATTTTCTTTCGTTACTAAAGTATTTCCAAGTAAGGTTTTTTCTTTGCTTAAGGCTTCTAAATTAGCCTTACTTAATTGTGTTCCTTTGAGGGTGGATTCAATAGTAAACTTTAAACTTTCTCTCTGTAACTCTACTTCTTGTTGTTTTAATTGAAAAGACCTATCAACTGCACCTTCTGATATTTTTGTTAACTTTGATATTGCTTGTTGAAGTGTTTTAATTTCTGCTAGTTCTTGTTTTTGTCTTATTAAGGTTTCTTGTTGTCTAAAGTAGGAATCCTCTATATCTTGTAGTACTTGCCTTTTTACTTTATCTTCTATATTTATTGATTTTAATATTGTTCTTTGGTCTTCTGTAGCTAAAGATAATACAGCAGTATCATTTGCTATTTCCGCTAATACATTTTTTCTTTCTTTTTCAGAAAGTAAAGCACTTTCAAGTACTGTATTTAATTGTCTGAATGTTGCCAAAGGTTTGTCTACATCGGTTTTAACAATTAAACTATTAGAAAACGCTCTTGCTGAGTCTCTAGCGCCGTCAATGGCTGATCTTATATTCTCGAAACCTTGTGCTTCGTCTTTTTGTCTAGCAAGTATAGCTGTTCTTATTGCTTTGTCGTCTTCTCCAGTTGCAGTTGAACCTGCTGCGTCTAATTGCTCAAATAATTTTTTCATTTCTGGAGTTAGCATATCACTCTGAGCTCTTATAGTTTCTATAATCTCATTTGTATTTTTTTGTATCTTTCTTTTTGTTCCACCACCAAACATTGCAGGCAGTTTCTCACCCCAGAACTGTGCCCAACCTGAAGCGTTTTGTGTGTATTTATCAAAAGCATCTATTTGATTATCTAACGCACTGATCGTTTCTGCTATAGAGTTTTTGAAAGCTTCAGTACCTTGATTGACTGCTTTAAAATTACTTTCACCTAATAATTTCATTTGCTCATTAACATGTGCTACTCTATCAGGCAGGAGTTTCATAGCACTATTCATTTCTTTAGTTGCATTTGTTAAATTTTCTGACTCTTCGCTTCCTACTCCTAAGAATCTATTAAAGGATTGAAATATCGGTAATATCATTAGAAATACTGTTAGAGGCCCCATTATAGCTGTCCAAAGAGCTTGAAAGGATGTTGCTAAAGATATTGCGCTTGCTTTTAATGCAAACATTCCTGCTCTTAATGTTGCGGAGGCTTTTCCAAATAATCCTGTTGCTCTTGTAGTAGCAATAATATTTGTTCTTACGTTTGAATATTCTATGGCAACTTGTTTTAAAGCTAATTTTAATCCTTGGTTACTTGCAATTACTTGTACGTTTGCAAGTCTTTCCGCTGTCATTGCTTTTATTTTTGTCTGTATAGCTGTTCTGTCTGCTTCCGTACCTCTAACAGGGCCTGTGAAAGGGTCAACCTTTTTATTATCTATAGCTCTGATTTGTTCTAAAACAATCTTTTCTTGTTGTAACATTGAAAGCTCTTCCATAATTTCTTTATTAAGCTCTCTTTGTTTAAGTCCTCTAGGGTTTGTGATATCTGCTATTCTTTTATTTACAAGCTCTAGTCTTCCTTTAGCGGCTATTTCTTTTTGAAGGGCTGCCTCTATTCTCTTCGAAGCTTCTCTACCCCCAACTCCTATGCTACCTGTTTTAGTGTTTTTTTGAATTTGAAGTCTTTCAGTTTCAAGTTGTTGTCTTCGTAAAGCTTGTTGAGCTTTTGCTTCTGCATTAATTAAGGCTATTTTTGCATTAGATTGTTTTTGTTGCTCTCCAGCTGCTTTTCTTGCCGCAACAGCATTTTCTACTGTTCTTGCAGTGAATTGAGTCATAGCTGGAATAGCCATTCTTAATAGTGTAGTTCCTATTGCAGTAAAAATTAAAGTGAATATTAATTTATTTTCTGCTAGAATATTTACTAGAAACTTAATAGGGCCGTTTACAAGAGATAGAATATCTTGTGATAAATCTGAAAAAGTAGTTTGTAACTTGGCAAATGCATCGATTTCAATATCTTCAAAAACAGCAAATTTTGCTTCACCTTGCTCTAATGCTTCATTTAAAAATGCTTGACGTTTTTGAAACTCTGTTAAATCTCCAACTGCAACACCTAGATCTGCGGCATATTTTGAAGCTGCTTCATTTACACGAACAAATAAACCAATTTCGTCTAAAAGTTCTGGTTCAACTTTAATAACACCACGAAAGATTCTATCAAGAGCATCTGGAAGGTTTCTACCTAAGGATATCGCTGCATTCTTTGCTACTGCACCGAGCCTTTCAATTTCAGGGCCTCCAAATCCAGCACTTGTTGCAAGAGATACTGAACGTAAGGATTCTGCAAAACTTAAACCAAATCCTGCAGCTACTTGTAAATCTTTTGCTACATTTTTTATACCTTTTCCAGACACAACTTCTAGTCTTTCTATAGACTCTGTTAATGTATCTATCTGAGCAGAACGAGATAAAATACCAAAAGCGGCTGTTAAAGCAAAAACGTTAGCTGCTAGTAAAGCATATGCACGAACAAGACCCCCTGAGCCTCCTCCGCCTTCAAGACCTTGCTGCATTTTTGAGAAATTTTTAGAAACATTTGAAGACATATTTGCAGTGCCTTTCATGCCTCTATCTGCAGAAATATTTGAATTAGCTAACTTTTGATTACCTTGAGAAGCTTTTCTTTGAGATGCCGCAAGTTTATCTAGCTCTTTTCTAGTGCCTGTTATATTCCTGCCTTTTACCTGAATTTCTACTTCATTTTTGCTTTTTGCCATTATCTTTTATTTTTTATTCTATCCGTCTCACTTTTTATTCTTTTCTGAGATTCTTTGATAGCTCTACCATCTAGCCATAGTATAGTATTAAATACATATTCTATTTGATGTTCTTCTATATTATAGTGTTTTATTAAAAATTTAAGATTAGTAAAATCTTTTCCCACATAGCCTACATCTCCGTATACTCTATCTCCTAAGGAATTGAATATACTAAAAATTGATATTACTATGTCTGGGAAGTCCGCCCAGTCGGGAGGACATTTTTCCCAATCTATCTCTTCTCCAGTTTGCTCACACATCATGAGATACTGGTCTTTTGTCATACCTATTTGTTGATTATTTAGGTATACTTCCAGCCTTTTTCTTATCGTTTCCTGGCTCCTTGCTACGAAAGTTTTCCAGGTCAAAGACTACCTCATTGAGCCAATTATCAAACTCTGATGAATTTTCTACAAGTACTAAAGCATTTTCTAATGTATGTTCCATTTCATTTTCTAAGTTCTGACCTTTTAAATCTACTAAAATTAAATCTTCTAAGTATGAAAGTTTTAATCCTTTCCAATTTTTTATAGTAGATTCTGAAAATTCTTTTACAAATTTTTCATCATCAAGAGTTTCTTCAAAAGCTCTTGTTTTTCTATTGAACTTGCTTTGTGTACATTTCTTTCTTAAGTTTACTAATTCTTTTCTTGATAAATTTGCAAGTTCTACTTCAAATCCATCTAATCCTGGGAATTCTACCCAAGTAGTTTTACTGTCTACCAGTAATGATTTTAAATCCATTTATTTTCTCCTAATATGTTATAATGGTTCCTAAATTTGCGGGACTATTGACTAAACGAAAGTCAATTGTCTGCGTGTAAGCTTCAGCAACATTGCTTCTTTTTGTAAACATACAACCTGTTAAGTTGGCGTTTAAAAAATTGGAATTATTTACTATTGTTTTAATTCCTACATTTGCTGAAGTATCAAATGATTGAAAAGTAGCAGAATTATTACTAGTTAAATACTGTGTAATATTTCCACTTACTACTCTATCTCCTAATGTATAAGTTGTTGGGTACATTGCATTTCCTGCATTAGTAACCGACAAGCTATTTTGTAATGTTTCAAAAGGAGTCCAATTGATATTGTTTTGCACTTGTAAAGTTGTGGCAGCAAGATTCGGTACATCTACTGAATCCACTTCTACATCTATAAGTGATAGGGTGGGAGTTCTAGTTGAACTGGCGCTTACCAGAGAACCTGGAAGCGAATAACTAGCATTTCCTACTCTACTTAACTTTTTCGCAGCTCCACTTACAGTTAATATAAGTGGTGAGCCTTTCGCTAAGTTAAACTCTCCTTGAGTAATTACGCAACCTTCTAATTTGAAGGTGCTTTCTCCAGTTACGATATATAAGTCGAACGATTTTAATAATTGTTCTCCATTACTTGTATCGTAATCTGTTAGAAGACTTTTTACGATTGATTCATCCTTCTCTTGAGTTAGATGAACTGCAAAACTAAAGTTCGCAGGATTTGCCTTTGTTATAGTTGTTCCCTGAAACATCTTTGTCTGATCGTGCAAAGTCTTAACTTCATATGCATCTTCCGCAAATGTCTGTGAGAACGACACCTCAGGAGTCGTTTTAATTAAATAACGACTCCCATTGTGTACGATGTGTACACTACTTTCTCGAAGTAGATTGTACGCTGTCATTGTTATACAGTGACGTCTGTTGTGTAAGCAGAATCAGAGTGACTTGTTAAACCTTTATATTTAACTGTCATTTCATCTCCTGTTAATAAGTCAGTACCTTGAGCAGCAAATTCAACAGTTGTTGAAATAATGTCCGCTGTTTCAATTGTAGGTATCTGTAAATGAGCTTTTGGTAAGTCAAATTCAACTACCGGAGTAGAAGAAGACCCGCCGCCCATAAATAGACTCATATCAAATGCGTTGTTAACTAAGTCAGTAGCTGCTGTTAAGTCAGATAATAACGAGTTAGAACCATTTGCCTTAGTATCTAAATACATAGTTAAAGAACCACTAACCTGTCTAGCTCCTGAGAATGATCCTACTGGAACGTCTACAAGACCTAAAGTTTCTGGTGTTACGTAAGTAATGTTATTAGCAATAGTTAGTGAGCCACCTGTGATATTAATATCATAAGTAGTTGTACTATCTGATGCTCCAACTTCTAATACTCCCGCTGAGTTTTTAGTATGCGTTAAGGTTAAAGTTGATAACTTATTTCTTAAGTAATCGCCATCGCCTGGTGCAGTAGTATCTACGTAGTTATACGCTTCGGTATATGTAGCTGCTGAACTTATTGTTTCAGTTCCATCAGTAACAACTGTTATAGCTTTTGATGGGTCTTCGACAGCTGTACTTACCTGGTCGATTGTTGTTGCATTTCCTGACCAAGAGATAGTAGCAATACCATCAATTGAGAAGTCAATTTCTGCTTGGTTTACTTGACATTCATTTAATCTGTATGTTGTGTTTTCTAGTGCAAAGAATATTGAAAGTTTCAATAATTCATGGTGGTCAGACCTTGCGAAAGATACATCTGCATCAGTTGCGTCACATACTACAGCAGTTGCTGAAGTTCCACTTAAAGAACCTCCAGTAATATCTTTACCTGCAATTGCAGCCCAAAGAATATTTTCTACCATATCATGAGTACCACTTGATCTATGACTGTTTGAACCATGTTTGAAGGGTCTTACATAAGTTTGGAAAGACCATTCTGCTGGTGGTAAAGAGTCATTGAATCTTTTTGAACCTCTATTTGGAGCAGCACCCGCTTCACTGATTGTTACGTCAGTAGCATCACTACCCTGTGAGAAACTATATCCATCTAATACACCTAATTTAAATGTATTTGCATCTGTTCCGTTGCCTTTAAAAAGTCCTGTAGCTATTCTACTTCCTTGTGCAGTTAGAGCGCTAACTCCGTCTACTACAAGAGCAAATCCAGTACCTGAACCTGTTGTGGCTGATTGAGCAGCAGTTTCATTATCTACGAAAGCTGTTCCTCTAAAGTTATTAATAAGTGCTACGGAAGTAACGGCACCAGAATTAACAGCATTTACAACTACTTTTAACCCTGTTCCACTCCCACTTGTTGTTCCACAAGTGATAATATCTCCTACAGCATGTCCTGAACCTCCTGTGAATCCATCCACACTTAATACTGAACCACCACTTGCGTGTACTCCATTACCAGTTGAGACGAATACCGAGGTATTTCTTGATAGATTTAAAGCCATTTTGCTTATCTCCTATATTTACTTTGGAAAGGGTTTAGCTAGAATTTTCTGCTTTACCTGTTTCCTAATATCGTACTTCGACTACCATTTCGCCTATACCTAAAGGAGATATTACTCCCTCATCTGTTCCTATTGATTGAATAGTTATAGATGTTGTTTGTAGGTTTGGCGATACTGTATCGTCATACACTAGTATGTCATTATCGTCAATTACTCTTTCGAGGTCTTCGAGTAATAGTGACAAAACTTCTTGAGGGTCATTTGCATCTTCTACATATGCCCTGATTGTTACTGTTAAAAATCTCCATTTAAATCCGCCAGGCTGGTACTGTCGTATCTCATCGCCTGCTACAACACATACTTTAGGGTATTGTTGAATTTCATCTAAGAATACTAAATGTGAGTCAGCATTATTAAATACATTCGAATTAAAAGGATGGTTCCCATCAATTTCTTTAAATTTGTTAACAAGAGCTTCGGCTATTTTCTTTCTTTGTGTTCTGTATGCCATTATACTCTCCTAAGTGTAAATTTTTTCTCGGTATACTTTAATGCTAAGTTTCTTATGCTTTTAGCTATTAAAGGTTTCGGATTATATCCTCTAGGCCATTGTTTAATACCTAGATTTTCAAAAGTTGAGTAAACTCCTCTTTTATTTTTACTTTGTCCTCCCCCTGTTAGAGTATAAGTATATTCACCTGTTAGTGTTTTTCCTGTATCTCGCAAACTTAAAAGCCTAGCACTATTTGAAAATTGTCCTGTTCTATTTATTAATGCAGGTCTTCCCATATTTCTTCTAAGTTCTGCACCTAAACTTCTATTAATATTATATTTAATCTTATTAAGAGAAAGAGCTTCATCATCACTTGATTTACTTACAGAAGCTGTTGTTAGTACTTTATTCTGTGCTTCTAACTGCTTTGCAATTATAGCTGCTCCTGTTCCAACTTTCCTTGCTTTAGTAGTTACTTTTTGAGTATCTACCGATATTTTTGCTCTTTTCTTTCCTTTAGTTGTTTTTTTATAAGTTCTTTTCTTTTTGCCTACTGCAGCTTCTACTAATTGCTCTCCTAATTCCTTTCCAATACTTTTAGATCCCGTAATACTGGTAATATCTGCATCACTAAGTGCTTTTGCTAAGTTAGAACTCATACCTGCGGAAGTTCCAGACACTAAAGCTTTTCTCATTGCTCCCAGTGTTTTTTGTTTAACTCCTTTTATACCTTTGTTTAATTCTTCTGTTTCGATTTGATACCTTGCAAGGGTTCCATCATTCAATTTTAAGTCTAACTGTTTTAAATAACTTATATCTATATGGCCATCTTTTTTCATCTCTTTTAGCTTAGCAACTATTTGTTTATTTTCTAAGTCATTTTTCTTTTCTGCTTGAGAGATAACATGTCCTATACCTCTTAGTTTTCTTAGTCTTTCAGCTGTTATTTGCTGTTTTCTGTAAAAAACTGTATTTGCTTCTCCTTTTGCTTCTAGTTCTAATAGTCCACTTTGTATTGCCATTATTGTTAAAGAAATAGAAACATTAATAGGCTCCATTGTTTTATGCCCTATATTCCACTGCGTAGGTAGTGCAGACCCTGCTCTTTTTAGGTGCCCTGCTAATTGAGCTAGTGCAGAACTTAGTTGTTTTTGGGTTGCTTCACCTGTCAATCTTTTATATGCTTTCATTACTTCAGGGTCATTACTTAACCCTGTTGCAGCAAGAGAATCGTTTAACTCTCTAAAAAATCCTTCACTTCCTTCTAATCTACCTAGCTGAACATTTCTAAGTTGCTTTCCTAAATCTGTTGCAGTTTTTCCTAAGTCTTTTGCCTGCTCTTGAACTAATTTTTCGTAGCTCACTCCAGTATCTTTATCTCTAGATAAGTACTTAAACTTGAATTTGTCGGCCATTACTTATGTATCTTATAAAAATCCAATATACGTTTAATATGGTCTGGAAAACCTATGTTTTCTCTTAGACTTGTTGATACAGGATTTTGTATCTGGGCGCCTGATATAGATAAGTTTGCTTTTCTTTCATCTTTTAAGTAATACTTAGTTAAATCAAAACACGCTAGTTTTAAATCTTCCGGTGTTGCTGCATACCCTGAAGTATACACAACTTTTACCGCTTTTCTTCCTTGTGGAAACATCTTGTCTCCTGATTCAGTAGTTCTAAAAATAGTATCTGCTACTTCATCTACTATGTATTCGTATTTTCCGCTACTGTCGGAGTTTTCTGTTACTAGTGTCGTATATGAGTCTGATTGCTTCTTCCTTTCGGCAACTGAAGTCACGCTCACAATTGGACTTTCATCGAGTATTATTGCATTAGTGTACTGATCATTGATGTCATAGTATTCTGTCTTTGCACTTGAATAATAGTCTACAAAACTCGTCCCGCAATAAGTTTTTACTGCTTGACTGATGGCTGGTATAATTACATTAATCTTTGCGTCTTCAGACTGTCCTGTCAGACCTGCAAAGTTTTTATACTGTTGTAATGTTATTAAATTCGCCATAATTAAAAAGGGGGAGTGTTAGGTACACTCCCTGAAACCGTATTGCGCTAATATTAGCTAGCTTTGTACATCCAAGCCCATTTAGAAGTTGCACCGTCAATTAAGTCAGTGAATCCTAATCTCTGAGAAGCCACTAAGACTCTTCTTTGATTAATAACTTCGTAGTCAGATTCTACAGTAACGCCTCTTAATCTTGGCATTACATAGTTTCTTGGGTTAACAGCGATAGCTCCGAACTTAGAAACTGCTGGTGTAGCAAACTCGTCACATAATAGTACTCTTGAACCGAATACTTGACCAATTTCACCAGAAAGCTTAGTAGCCATGTCGCCAACTAGGTTAGCGTCTTGGAACTCTGCATCTTCTAATAGTTCGTAGTATGATCTTTGTGAAACAATATATACTACTTCACTTGGGTTCACACCATATTTACCCATGTTCTTTCTCATTTCAAGTAAGTCAGTTGCTACAATTTTATCAGTTGCAAAAGCAGTTCCTGATTGTGTGTAGTCACTGTCATTTCTTGCTAAGTGTAGTAAACCTTCGAAAGAAGCTCCACTAGTACCGAATACTCCGTCAGCATCATCACCAGCTAGGATTGAGTTTTCAATTGCTCTAGCGTGTGATCTTACCATTGATTCTCTAATTAAAGGAAGGATTGGTAAGATTGCATCTTCTTCAGTTTCATTACCTAGGAATGATTGAGAGATAAGTTTTTTAGTTGAAAGAGTTCTTTCAGCCATAGATACCCCAGCATCGTCACCATAAGAAGCAGACCTCATATCTAAATTGTCGTTTGCTACAGCAGACCCTGAAGTAAATTCAGCGTAACCGCTATCTGGTAAGATTGGGATAATCATGTTTGCAGAAGTCATTGGTACTTCTCTAAATAGAGGAGCTAAGACTAATTCATTTTGAATATCTCTTTCTATGTTTGTTGAAACGATTTGTTCGAAATCAGCTGATGAAACTTGCACACCTGAATGAGTGTTAACTTTTTCCATCACACCTTTAGCAACTTCACTGTCCCATCCTTTACCAGTCGCTAGACCAGCAAATTTTGCGTCAACGATATCTTGCTCAAAAGTTTTCTTCCAATCGCCTTGACCATTTCTGTCAGAGAAATGTCTTTTAGACTCTCTGATGTTCATGATTTCTTCTGATTTCTCAGCTAGTTGAGATTCAAGAGATTTAACAACTGATTCTAAGTTAGAATAGTTCTCATTAACTCTAGATTCCACGTCATTCATTAGCTTTTCAGCTCCTGATAGACCTGCTTCAACTATAGTTTTAGTTTTTTCCTGATCTGCTACTTCAGCAGCTTTTTGAACTTCGGCGTCGTCAGTTGCTTTTTGAGCAGCTTCGTCTGCAGCCTTCTGTTCAGCAGCTTTTTGTTCAGCTTGTTTCATTGCAATTTCAGCAGCTGTATCTGCAGCTACTTGCTTTGCGAATGCCTCAAGATTGAACTCTGAGTTGCTTTCAGGAGATTTATTTTCTTTTGACATATTTGTCTCCATGTTATGGGATTCCTCCCTTCTTGGCTGCTCAACATTAACAGCGTCTGCTGATTCTGCTGGGTTAGCCTTATAAAAAGTTTGCTTATACTCGTTGTATTGCTCCATACTATCAAATGACTTGCTTAAGCCAAAGGTTGCCCCTTGGTTGCAAGGTACTGATACTACAGAAACTTCAAAAAGCTCCGCGTCCTTTATTTTGTATCCATCGGTTTCTGTCATATAATCGGCTTCCTTGACTTTGAAACCGACAGAAAAAGCTCCAAGGACACCGTCTTTAATTAATTGTGTTACATCTCCAGCAGCTTTTGATATCTTTGCAGATATTTCTAAACCGTTTTCTGTAACTTTTAAATCTTTTGCACGACCAATTGGTTTGTCGTAGTTGTGATTAAACAAAATGATTGGATTATTTTTGAAGTTCTCTAATCCACCTTTTGTCCATGCATCGCTTTCAATAATATCTCCAGCTCTGTCAATACCATTTGTACTTGCAGAACCTTTAATATCTATACCGCCATCATCAGTTTCACCTAATGATTTGAAAGTGCTAGTCCAATGATAAATTTTACTTGACATCTTTTTTCTCCACTTTCTTAGCAGGTGCTTTTTTCTCAGCAGGTGCTTCTTTTACTTCTGGTGCGACTATTACGTCTACTGGGTATCTTTTTGAGACTACACTAAGTACTCTACTCCAAGAACCAAATGCTCTTCTTAATAAGTAATCTTTAACAGGAACATCAGTCCCTTTTGCTTTATAAGCAGGTAGATCCATTATACCACCTTCTTTTTTAAAGTACTCAGAAAGAGACTTTACCATCATATCTTTTGTCATAATTATTCTTCCTCGCTTGGGGCAGCCTCTTCAGGTCTACCGCCTTGTTCCGGGTTTACGGCTGAGCCTGCTATATTTGCAGGTACTCTTGGCTCGTCAAATCCGTCAACAGGTTCTTTTCCTAATGCTTCTCTTGCTTCGTTAGCACTTAATATACCCGTGTTAACTAGAGTAGCATAGTATGCTGCCTGGTCTCTCAATTCTGGTTGTAAAGCAGGAATCCCTGTTACATCTTCATTTAGTGAAAAACCAAAAAATCTTTCTAATGCATATCCAACTTTTTTAACTACTGGTAGTACTGTCTCTAAGTAGTACAATCTATGATTAGGTCTAATGTTTGCATTATTACCCCCATCCATTAAAATTGGTGGTATGCCCATTGCTTCGAGAATAATTCTTTCATTTGATTTAATTGATTCTGCAAAGTCTAACTCTTTAAAGTTAATTTTTGATAGAGCGTCTACTTCTAGTCCGCCATCAAGTATAAGAGGTCTTTTGCCTCCTGTTGTTGGATTATATCTAATACTCCAAGCTCTCATCATTCTTTCTTTTACTTTTTCTGAAAGAGTATTGGGTGACTTAAGTACTAATCCTGGAACTGCTCCATTTTTGAAGAAGTTATCCTGGAAGTTTCTCATGCTAGAGAGTAACTGCATAGTTCTATATGCTGGTTTTAGTCTTGGTACACCTCTATAAATTGAATTAAAACTATTTTCTTTTATATGTATAATTTCATTCGGGCTGTAATCTATTGAGTTATCATATGAAAATCTTTCTATATATGTTTTGTCGTCAGTATGGATAGTTATCTTGTCAGCAGGCAAATGATACATATGCGCTCCATCAAAGTAAATAAATATATTTCCATCTATAAGTAAATCAATTATAAGATTTCTTTTAAAAGTACTTACATCTTGAAATGGGTTAGGCTCTTTATTAAGTAATAAATCAACTTTAGATCTACGAATATTTTTTACAACATTAGTAGTACCTAGTACTTTTTCTCCGACTGCAAAAGGTATTTCTGCTACATCATCAACAATCATATTTACTGCACGGTTAACGATTTCTAATTGTTCATAAGCATTTCTATAATTTGTTACAATTTCACGAGAGTCGACAGTCATTCCTTCATTTCTAGAAATAACGTATTGAGAAGGATTAAGTTTTTCCTCCTTATCTCCTCCTAAGAATCTATCATACCATGCCATATTTATCTCTCTGTTTCTCGACCCATCTTTTTTGTTTCTCTGCGTGTATCAACTTGGGTCTTTTACCATATATTGAGTGTAACTTCATATGGTGACTATGGCAGAGTGTGACTGTATCCTCGTAAAGTTCTTTCTGATGTTCATCAATGAAGGCTTCTCGAATCTCTAGTATTTCTTGTTCGTTTTTAATAATTAATTTTTTCTTTTTTATCCAAGTTTCTAGTAGTTCTGTAAGCCCGTGATAGTGATGAAAATCTAACTGTTCAGTCGAATCACAAATAAAACAATTGCTTGATTTATTATATTGTGATTTCGCTTTGTCTCGTACGTATTTAACTAAATCTCTTTTGAAATTCATATTTCTACTCTTAATTAGAATTATACCAAAAACATACAGCAAATGTCAAGAACTGTTTTTTGTAGGTCTTGTTAGAACGATGTGGCTGTAGTTTCAAATGTATACAACGCATATCGCATAGCATCAGCCATATGGGATGCCATATTGTGTTTTGGTTTCTCTTTTAATAAATTAGGGTTAGGATCCCATTGATACTGGTCCAATGAGATAAGTGCTTCTTTGCAAGTTTGATCAACTATTATTTCATCGTTATCAACTACAGTAGCTACATGTCCGATTCCGTCTAGTACGGATTTCTTGGCATTTATAGTACTGATATCATAATTTTGTGCAAAGTCGTATCTTGTTTGTTGAGCTGCAGAATCAATATAAATATAATCAATGTCCCATTTATGAATTAATTTTTGAATCTGAACCGCATGTTGTTCTGTTGTTTTTTCTGAGTCCATATACTCATCTATAAGATAGTATTTCTCTTTGTCCCAGTCGTATGCTATAACGCAGAAAGCTGTAGGATCTTTATACCCTACGTCAAGGCCTGCAAATACATCCATATTACTTACATCTATTTCAGACAAGTCTGCTATACATTTTTCATGATTGAAAGCCCATACTTGACCTTCGTAAACATTAAAGTCTGCCATATACTCTTGGGCAAACTCATTCTCAGACATCGTCTTTTTAGCTTCTATAATATCTGATTCTGCTACACGAGGATTCTCGTGGTAAGTTGCTTTTACTGAGCACCATTCAGGAAACTCTTCGCTGAAACCTCTGTAATAAAATTCCGCAAAGTAATTATTTCTACCCCTTGGAGTAGATATAAAGATTGCTTTTGAGTTTTCTTTGTCTAGTGTAGGTCTTAGTGCGACATTGAAGGCATCCCTTCCATCTGTTAGAGCTGCTTCATCGAATATGATTAAGTCATAACTTCTACCAACAACTGAATCTACTTGGTTTATGGAACCCATTCTTATAGTAGAATTGTTAGATAGTTCTATAACTTTATCTTTTGCGTTATCTCTAAGCACTTCTAAGTCGAAGTGCTTAATCAAGTTTCTTTGTAAGTCAAATGATATTTGAGATAATGAATAGTTTGGAGACATTAATAGTACATGACTGTTAGGTACTAAACAAACTAACTGCCCTATTATGTTTGAAATATATGTTTTGCCTTGGCGACGTGAAATAGCCGCGCATACAAAACGATATTTTGGATTATTGATAGCATTTATAATTGCTCTCTGTGATGTATTAGGTTCTATTCCTAATAATTCAAGGTACTCCATTATAGGGAGTTTAATGAATCGTGACTCTTGTTCCAAGTCCATTAGATAGTTACTAACTATGTCGCTACGGCTAATTTCTATCAATGTAATGTCTCGTCTGGGAATAAGGTGTCTTCGTCATCTATTAGAAGGTCTAATTCTTGTAATTTAGTATAAAGATAACAATAAGTTGCAGATACTTGTTTAATTTTCTTTTCCGCTGGGGATAAAGTTCTAAACTCTTCTGCTTTTATCAAATCTTGTAGTAACTTTCCTGCATGTACTATACCTTCTTCAAGCCATAGTCGTGTTCCGTTTGCAGTTGTCATTATTTTCTCCTTCGTTTTAATCCTAATGTTCTTTTTTGAGACTTTGGTGGTCTCTTCTTTGAGCCTCCTGGGCCTGCCCAGAAAACTTTGTTTGCCCAGTAAGCAGCGGAAGATTTTCCTTTTCTAATGTTCTTTGCGTGTCGCGCTTTGAAACTTTTTCTTGCTTCTGGACTATAGTTGTGACCCATGCCTTGGGCTCCGAACCTAATAATCTTTATTTTACCACTGACTCTTACGGCTACTACAGCTTTCTTAGTCTTGTGGCTGGGAGTCTTCTTAGGTTTATTGAGTCCGCTAAGTCCTGCTCGTTTTAGCCTTCCTTTTTCTGCGTCTGTTAGTGCCATTTTCATCCCTTGTTAGTAAAGATTTCTTTACTACTTTGTCGAGCCTACCCGACTTCATAAGTTTATTTATTCGTTCTAAGATATTATCTTCTTCTCCTTCTCGTCAATAAAGTAGAAGGTGTTTTCTTTCCAAACTTTGCTCTCTTAGGATTGACTGTCTTACCAAATCTTGGTCCTACTGCCTTTGGAGCTGCCCCGTAAAATCCACCTGGTGTGGACATTGGAGACTTAGTGTTAACATAAGTTCCTGCTGCTGCATTTAAATCACGAGTTAAACCTCTTTTCAATACATGCTTTCTTAGCTTGGAAGTTGAGTGGACGCTTGGTCCGCTTAAAAATCCGCCTTGTCTTGCCATTTTTAATTCCTATCTACTCTTAGCGAGTACTTTGGCTTATTAGCCTATTAATGAGAACCTTATTATTTGCGGTTCTCGGTAAATTTAATAATTTTTGCAAGCTACAACCGTACTCTAGTTCCAGTTGAACTGCTGTTTTTAATCGTTGTGATAAATCTAATACTTTCTCTATTTCATAAGTTAGACTATTCATTGTTTTACTTCTTTTTTCGACGTCTCCGTTTAGTAAAAGTACGTACGTTAGTGGGTCTTCCACCAACGCCCTGAGGTACTGCCCTCTTACGGCGAACTGCCGACCTTTTCTGAGCTTTGCTCATTGTTCTTGCACGTGCTAAAGGCACACACTTTGGGTATCCTTTTCGTGAGGTTTTTGCTTTACCTCTTCCGCAAGGTTGATACTTACCTTTTTTCTTGGGTCTAGATATATCTACCCACTTTTCTTTGAACCATTTTGATAATCCGCCTTTAGGTTTAGCCATTTTTTGCTTTCTGTTCAGCTGCTATCAATTTGTCTTTGATATCCACTGACCCGTCCCAGTTCTTATCTTTTCCTGTGACTATATTTAATATTTGTGTTAGTTTAGTTTTAAACCAAGTTGTCATTTTTTCCTTTTCCTTGCAACGCCCATTCTATATTTTCCGCCACGTTGCTTATATGTTTTTACTAACCATCCGTTTGCATATGCACTCGGATAGACCTTAAATTTTCTTTTTGCTGCTGCCTTTACCCTTGCATATAGTGCTGGGTTTGTAGGTACAGGTCTTTTCTTAGCTGCTTTCCTTTTTCTTGCCATGTCTTAGTTCCATCAGTCTTGCCCTGTCTTGCTGTATAATTATACGCTTCGGGGCTTGGTTGTTGCCACCTTTTGAAAAAGATGGGTGTGACCATAAGTATTCACAAGTGTTTTGGACTTCATTTCTATGTTCTGTGATAGCGTCCATGTCGTCAAGAGTATAGTCATCACCCATTAGATAGATAATCACCTCCCATGATTGTTGATTCCAGTTAGTCTCATTTTCTAGTAGTAAGTCTTCTCTGTAATCGACAAAATTTGTAGTACCTGATAAAAATGAGTTATATGACCAGGGACATACTTTATTTAATTTTCTAAAATAAAATAACCAAATTATGTAATCCGGGAGAGGCTTAACCTCTTGAACGCTTCTTTTTTCCACCCTTTTTCTTTTTACCTTTCTTTTTCATTTTTTTCAAAATAGCTTGTTGTAAAGCTTTTGGTAGTTTCTTCTGTTTAGCAGTTAGTGCCATTATATACTCCTAAGTCCAACGAGGTACTTCCTCAGGACACTCTGCCCATCTAATCTTTGTTTTGAGGGGCATAAAACAGTTACAAACTTTGCAAACCTTCCACTTGTTTAAGTTAGGACATTTCTTGCAAATTTCATACCTTTGTTCAGGTGTTTGTTTTTCCACTTATCTTAAGCGTTTAGGTAAATGTTGTCTTTTCTTTCTTTGAAGATTTGTTTTTCTTGCAAGTAGTCTTTTTACTCTTGCTGACAGTGGGGAAGCTTCTGCTTCGGACCCCTTGCCTTCTTGAACTGTTCCTGATTCTACTTGCTTAACTGCATTTTTCAATGCTTCTTCTATTGAGTTTGACATCTATTCTCCTTTGAGTCGGTTTAGTGCTATTTCAGCATTTTCATGTTTTGTAAACCCATGAGTTTCGCCATCATAGTCAAAGTAGAAAAGTCCATCTTTTTCCTCTCTAATTTCGCTGCTACCTTTTGTTTTTGTAGCTTTTATATCTTTTGTTTGATAATCTTTTTTCATTATTTCTCCTAGCTATGCATTGAGAACATAGTCCATATTATGCCAGCGCCAGCAACTATTAAAGTACCTGATACGCTAATAAGTATTGTTTCTATTCTTGAGACTTGGTTGTCTATGCCTGTGAATCTTCCATCCGCACCTTTTTCCATGGCCTCTATCTTATTGAAGATAGTTTTCCATCTTTCAGCGCATACCGCTTCATGTTTTGCTAATTCTGCGGCCACCTCGTTGACATCCATGTTTACTCCCCTAATTTCTTGAACTTTTTGTTCTTTCAATAATTATACCAAAATCACAGCTAAAAGTCAAGAACTATTTTCTGATGGTATATATTTTAACTGGTTCGGTCTTTCCTTTTACCGTAACTTCTGCTAGGAACTCGTAATCGAAACCGTCAACTAAACTGTGCTCCGATATGATAAGATCCGCATCATATTCTTTACAAGAGGATTCTAAACGAGCAGCTAGATTAACGGCATCACCAAGTACGCTATAGTCGAAACGAGTACTAGACCCAAAATTTCCAACAACACATGGTCCTGTGTTGATTCCAGCCCCTGTGTTAATTTCGTCAAGGCCTTCTTCCCTGAGTTTTTCATTTAATTCTCCTAATGCTATTCTCATTTCAATAGCACACTCTGTGGCTTTTCTTTCTTGTTCTTCTACATCTAAGGGAGCATTCCAGAAAGCCATGATGCAATCTCCCATATATTTATCTATTGTGCCTTCATGTTTCAAAATTATTTCAGTCTGATTGTCTAAAAAGCGGTTAATTAAATGAGTAAGACCTTGAGGGTCTTTTTGGTATTTTTCGGAAATTGGTGTGAATCCTCGAATATCTGAAAAAAGAAAAGTGAGTCGTTTAGTCTCCCCACCCAATCTCAGCAATGTGGGGTCGTCCTGTAATTTTTTTACCAAGGCCGGACTAACGTACGTGCCAAATTGTTGTTTAATTTGTAATCGAAGCAAATATTGCGTAATGAAATTACGGAAACTTTCAATAGCCCAGAAAACAAATGCGACTAAAATAGTTCCAGAAACGTCAACCAAGTAAGAAGATTTCCACATTTCCAGCGTAAAGTAAATAAGCCCTCCAATAGTAATTGCTAAGACTGGAACTGATAACCATATACGAGGTGCAGTAATCGAAAGTAATAGTAGAGCTAGAAGGGCGGCTCCTAACTCTACTGCTACATTCCATGTCGGGATGGATGGACTGTTTCCCTCTATCAAAGAGTGGAGAACATTTGCTTGAATTTCGTGCGGATATACAGCTCCTTGTGCTGTGGGCACTGGGTTAGTTACTCCTTCTGCTGTAACCCCGAAGATAACAAAAGGTGCTGGTATTGGATTTTGCATATACTGTGATGCAGTTTGTCTATAAAATTTTACATTTTGTTGAATCCATATTCGTGCATTTGCATCAGTGTTTACATTTGGATAATTAGGTATTCTTAACCACTCTACTCCTGTTTCATTAGTCTTAATTTGATAGCTTGGGTCACCTACTGCTACTCTTAACATTTCAAGTGGAAAACTTGGATATAGTTTATCTCCGCTTCCTACGACTACTGGCATGCGCCTGACGACGCCGTCTATTTCTGGACTTGAGTTTATTAAGCCTACGCCCCCTGCGTTTAGTTGTAAGATCGATAGTTGTCGTAAAATTCCCGGATAGTTCAATAGCCATGGTAATGGATTCTCCCCTAATTGAGCTGTACCTACGTGAGGCCCTGACTCTGTTGCTTGAGTGGAAGCTGCATAAGCTAACACGGTTGGTTTAACTGACATAGCAGATGCTAACTTATAGTCATTTCTGCTGTCTCTTAAATCAGGGTCTGGCATTAATAAAGTTAGCCCAGATACTCCTTCTGTACTCTCTATCATGCTGGCAAATAAACTTCTTGGCAGAGGATACCCTCCGTAAGCTTCTACTATCTCTTCATCTAAATCGACAAGAAGTATATTTTCATTTTGAATTGTTGGGGATTTTGACATTAAGTAATCGAATGTACTTAGTTCAAGTATTTTGAAAGGGTAAGGATTCCAGATAAGAAGTCCTAGCAAGGATGCTGCTATAGCAAAGCTAATTAAATGTTTCATTGTTGTGTGATAGATATAGTTTTTGTGCAGTCAGCTGTGCAATTGAAAGTTGCGGTATATGTTTGATTTGTGGCCCCAAGTTGGGTTACATCTACATCATACCCTGTTGTATAGAATTTCATATTTGCTACGTGAGCTCCTGTTCCATATTGTGTTAAGTCTACTTCATTATCAGAGTTGTAAAAGAATATATCTGCATCTTTGTTACCACTACCATACTGAGTAACACTTACCGAGTTATTGTGCGCACCGCCATTTCCATAAATATAAGAATTATGTTGGCCAGTCCCATACTGATTAACAGTAATATCAGAATCATCACCGAAAAAGAATATTTTGCTATATTTGTTATTTCCTGTTTGAGTAGTTGAATAAACATTGTCGTCTCCAGAGCCTAAAGCCTCGGCATGATTATCATTACCTGTTTGAGTAATAGTTACTACATTGTCGTCTTCATCTTGGTCAATATATGCATAGTTATCATTACCGTCTATAGTTACAGTAGAAGAGTTTCCTATATTGTTTGACCATACAGTATACATCTTAACTGTATTACTATTGCCTTCTATAGTACTGCTCCATACGGCGTTTGTGCAGCTATGAGCGCTATAGGAAGCTCCGGTTATAGTTCCGCCTGAGTTTGCTCCACAAAGAATAGTAGTAATATTACCATTACCTACTTGCTTAGTAGTAATTTGATTATTTGTTCCTTTTGTAATAATCGTAGTAGAGTTATCCCCAGCAAAGCTAAGGGGACTGATTAATAATAATAACGTTATCACCCGCACCATTGATATTCACCTCCAATATTACTCCTGCGTTGTTTATATATAAATAAGTACCTGCGTTTATATCGATACCTATATCGTAGTTATTCTGCCCTTCGTGAACAAAGTAAATCATTCCTTCTTCCACAAAAGTGTATGTCTGGTATATAGGGTCAAAGCCTGCTATTATACCTTCAAGTTCTACTCCATTTAATTCTGAAGTCTGGTTTTTCTTTTTACTTGTTGTTTCTACAAGTGCTAGTAAATCTATTAGAAACTCTACACTCAGTAAATCAATGTCTAGTCTTGTGACTTCTTTATCGTCTTCGTCACATTCCTCTACTAGAGCATCGCAGTTTAAATCTGGCGCATCTTCAAAGAAGTCTTTATCTAAGTCTGCTGTTGGTGAGACTCCAGCTTCTTGTTCTTCTATTGCTTGTTCGACTTCTTCAGGTCTTTGAACAATTAGCATATTGTCAATTAGTCCAAGTGTCAGGCCTCCAAGAGTTACTTTTGGTGTAGGTGGTTGTTCCCACGCTGAAACCATTGTTGCTTGAAAAGGCTCATTAAGTACCTCTACTCCAGATGCAGTTGTTACTGTTATCTCTCCTGAAGAGTTTCCATTCTCATCTGGTAGTAAGATTACTAAACTTCTACCTAGTTCATCTACTGTTGTTGTAAAATCTGTTCCACGAATACCTATCTTAGCTGTAGGAGTATTAATAGTTATGTTTTCTTTATTAATTTTTCCAAAAGCACCCGAAATGAATCGAGCTGTTCCAGATGCCATGTTAAGAGCCATTTTACTCTTTGCTGGGTCTGGGTCAAAGATATATTCATCTATAATTAACTTTGAGTGTTCTGTTAGTTTAACTATAGAATCATCTAGAAACTGTATCGCGAGTCTTCCGTTTCCTGTTCTTACATCATCGTAGGAAAAAATATCTGAAGCTATCTCCGCACTGAAAGAATCATTAGAGTTTACTCTAGTAATTTCTCCATTGCCTTTTAGTTCAGATATTTCTCCTATCTCAATTGAAAAGGCTGGTATACTAAAAAGTATTAACAGCCAGAAGCGCATTGATCTACATCAATAGTACCATTTGAGGTGGTAGATATTATATTTGCAACGTTTGTACTTGCAGTATCAGTTTGGTCAATCGTAACAGTATTTGAACTACCAGTTAAAGATGCTGTGATTTGATGGTCAGCAGAACCTGTCTGTAGTGTAGTAATACTATTACTGTTTCCACTAATAGTCCAATTATTTATACAACCCACAACTTCACAAGTACCTGTTACAGCATTTGAAGTTCCTGTTATAGTAAAGTCAGTGTTAGCTCCGGTAGCTGTCGAAGCAGCACCCTGAGTCCATGTAAGAGCATTACTGTCACCGATTGTAATATAGTCAAAATCAGAACTAGCAATGTCTCCGGTAGCTC